GGAAGAGTGTCTCATTGTCCTTTAGGACTTTTTGAGAAAACTCTATCTATATGGACAGAAGGTTGGAAAGGAAATCAGTGAAAGAGGTCTTTATGATCCCTCAAAGACTGTTTTTCCTAATACCCGTGCCACGGTAGAACGTGCACGCCATAAAGGAGGAGCGGAGAAGCATCTTCGTCCATCTCGTCAGTATTTCAAAGGCTCCGCAATGGAAACCTTGATTTCTGATCTTGAAGGACAGAGAATCGAATCTGAACCCCTCTCTCATCACCTTGATCCCAATAATCAAAAAGGATCTACAAGACTAGAGCCTTTCGTGGTTGGTCTTTTTGGACCTCCCGCGTCGGGAAAAACTACTCTTGTACAAGTGCTGACGAGACGATTCTGGAAAATGTACTTTTCAGAAATGGACTTCGATGATGTAGTCTATAGTCGTTCTTGTGCAACTTCACATTGGGATGGTTATAAACACCAACCAATTGTTGTATTAGATGACTTTGGACAGAATCATGAAGACCGTTCTGACTTGTCTGAGTTTGAACAACTCGTTTCCAGTAATCGTTATGTTCTACCTATGGCATCTCTTGAAGATAAAGGGAGACTTTTTACATCCCCCATCATCATTGCTACATCCAATATGGCTTATGGATCCAACTTTAACAACCTAGGAAATGGGTTGACAGTTGAAGAACCGGAGGCTATTTGGAGGCGTTTCAAGATTCCAATCCTTCTGTTGAAAGATGGGACTCCAGAACATCCTAAAACAAAGATGTATCTTCAGAGATGTGAAGAAAGCTTAGATGATGATCATTGGAGGGGAAAACATCAAGTGTTATCCCCGGGAGAAAAGTATTCTCATCCGACAACACAATCAACCCTTTGTTATGGTTCAGATAAACTCACAAAAATGAGAAAAACTGGACCTTCAAAGGAACCTTTCTTTGTTGGAACTCGACTTGGGAGTGTTGAGGCTCTTGTATCTCATTTTGAGAAACAATTAAAGCTTCATATCACGTACCATGATGAGTTCCTTGAAGGGTTTTGGGATCAAAAGATCGTTTCGGCCCGTATTAAAGCTGAAATTGATCAAGAGTCCCAAGGTGTTTGTGCACGGATCGATGCTAAGGAAATTGATTTTCCTCATCTTCCACATGATCATCAAGTGGTGCAAAGGTTTTCCGCTATACCACCATACCATCCTCCAGTTGTTGATGCAATCGCTTTATCTGAACCGTTAAAAGTTCGGATGATCACTGCAGGAGAGGCATCCACTAAGGTACTCCAGCCCTTCCAAAGGGCTCTTTGGACTTACCTAGGTGAACAGCCTCAGTTTTGTCTGACCAATGGCGTTAAAGCCCCTTGGTCAGAACACGAGTCATTCCAAGACGACACCCTTCCTTGGATTTTCCGTATCGAATCGATGATACAGGAGATTAACAATCGTTCTAACCTTGATGACCTATGGTTATCAGGAGATTACACAGCGGCAACAGATAACTTTCCCATGTCCGCGAC